TGAAATTACTAACGGCAGTGGCACAACAGGCACAGTGTTGGAAGACTCTGGTAATGATTTGTTTATCGGATCTATCACTGGAACTGGTTTTGCATCTGGTGATACTTTGACTCAAGGTTTGGTCACTGCAGACATTCCTACTGGTGGTGTTGGTAATGAAATTAATTACTACAACAATATTGCTAATGTAGAAACTTTGAATACTGCAAGAACTTTAAATGCTCTTGTAGAAGGTGAAGGTGTTTCCACTAATCTGTTTACTAATCCTGAGTTTGCTACTACTAGCACTTGGCGCAGATCTAGAATGAATATCGTCAATGGTGTTGCAACTGCTCCAGATACAACTCAAACCTCCGCTGCTCTTAGAGCTACAGGTAGTAGCTCTCACTTAATGTATCGTGATTATAATGTCACTGCATTTGATACATTTGACGGTAGTAATATCCGATTTGATAATGGAAATACTACTTTTGATGAGGGTGCTCCTGGCGATGATCAAGCACGTCAGTTTACATATTCATTCTTCGCAAAAGCAAGTGAAGTTACTAGACTTCTATTCCAAATTAGAGCATTTGATTCTTCTACAACACAAAGGATCTCCATTTCTCAGTTGAATTTGGAAAATGGTAGTATCACTACTCCAATTCTTAGTGGTGATGCATTTGAGTTGCAAGAGTATGGTGTTGTGCCATATGGTAATGGTTGGTTTAGATTCTACTTTACCTTCACATTCTCCTATGGTTATAGATTGCTCAGATTCTATCACTACCTGAGAGATCCCGTAAATCAGGGTACAAGCTGGACGGGCACGGGATCCGAAGAAGCTTATGTCTGGGGTATTAAGTTGAATGAAGGCGGATTGGATGCATATCAAGCAGACTCTGGTCAGATCTTCTATTCTAATCAAGAATATAATATCAAGAAGTTTGCTATTGAGACGCTGGAAGATCTTGCTTCTAATGCTCTTGATGGTATTCTTGCTTCTCCATCTGGTAATTCGGGATTTGAAGCATTCTATGATTCTGCATATGCAGCAAACTATGAATCTGACTCTGTTATTAGATTTGTAAGAGAAAATCTAGGTGTTATCAAGCAACAACTCCTTAGCAGCGCATATTATCAGGGTGTTACAAGTTATAATGGTATCACAATTCCAACTTACACTTATGGTGTAAGAGATATTCCAGTACCTCTAACTGGAAAGATTGAAGACACCGATTACATTTATGGATTGACTAGTGATTCTTACGCAGAAGTATCTGGCACAACTCTAAATGAAGGTAAGATTGTTAAAGTCTTCAAGAGATTTAGAATTGAAGGTGATATTACAGATGGTCCATTCACTGCTAATGAAACTCTTCAAAAGCAAGGTGATGCAACCGTAACGGGTGTTGTCTACGGCATTCACTCGGATGCAAACTATGATTATCTCGACGTTGAAGTTACTGGTGGCACTTGGGCAATTCTTGACACTATGGTTGGTGCTGAGAATAATACAACCGCTCAAATTGGTCTCATTGAAGATCGTATTCAAATTATTGATCTTGCAGGCGACTTTGAAGATGATATTCAATTCCAAGGATATACATCTAACGCAGTTGCTACACCAGATGAGTTTATTAAGATTCAAGCGGCAGTATTAACAAATACTGGTGGTAAGTTAGTTGTTGACACAGATTCCTTAGAGGGATTATTTGAAGTCAACAGTGTAATTTATCCTTCTACTTCTAGATTCTACGCAGATGTCATCAAATATGATGGACTAGGTGAAATTAATACGGGCGATAGAATTACATCCTTGGGTCACAGTAGATTTGGTATTACTATTCAAAATAATAGAAATATCTTTACTACTGGTGGCACAATCTATAAAATTGTAAATGGTGTTAGAGATCCTAATCAGAGAGCGATTATTACAGAACTAGATCTTGCTAATAATGTAATATACGCTGTTGTGGTTGCAGGCACGTTTGGTAATGGATCTGTAATCGCTCAATACACAGATGTCAACCAATCTCCTGTTGGGGAAGCACTGGTTGCAACTACTGTTGTAAACTCGGGTGCTGGATCTGCAATTGTCCAATTCGTCCAAGATAATGGATTGAATAAGAGATTATATCTCAGCAATATCGTTGGCACTTTTAGTGGCAGAGATGCAATTAAGTCTGTCAACGGATATAGAGCAGCGGTTGAAGAGTTGGTAGAATTGAAGGGTAGAGTTAAGAGAGCATTCCGAGGATTTGATGGAGTCCAAACCACGTTTGATCTTACCATCAGCAATGGTATTCAATATCTCCCAGATCCTGAAGGACATCTACTTGCATTCATCAATGGCATCCTACAACCTCCCGCAAGCGGATTTACAACATTTGGTGATAAGATTCAGTTTACTGAGCCTCCTTCGCAGGGATCGGCATTCACAGGTTACTATGTCGGTAAATTGAGACAGTTGGATGATATTTCCTTCGACTTCGATTCACTAAGACAATCCTTTAACCTCAGAAGAAATGGAGTCTTCTACTCCCTGACTCTGACAGAAGGTGTCCAATCCACCAACATCAGACCAGAAAATAACATCATCGTCTCGCTCAATGGTGTTATTCAAGAACCTGGAGTTGGTTTTGAAATCGTTGGTTCTAGAATTATCTTCTCCGAAATTCCTCGCGTAGGATCAACATTTGTCGCATTCTCCTATGTTGGATCTGAGGCAGACGTTGACGCTGCTGAAGTTGTCCCACCAATCGAAGCAGGAGATTTCATTGATATTCAAGGTGAAACTGATGATCGTGAAGTTGCGGTTATCGAGTCTTCCAACTCTTTGATCACCTTCGATTATCTTGGATCTGTCTTTGGTAAGGATGCTCAGGGTCAAGCGATTATTAATAGTGGATATATTGAGGAAGTTAGAGTTACATCCGCTGGATCTGGTTATACTTCTAGACCCGCGATTAGAGTTGACTCTATCAGTGGATTTGATGCCAATATCAAACCCCTTATTGGTGTCGGCGGCGTGGTCATTTCTAACGGTGGATCTGGATATGAGAATCCTGCAATTTCTGTTGAGACCAGCGTCCCTGACGATTGGGTAGCACCAGATTTATCTCAATATGGTGTAGAGGTTATCAATCCTGAGTTGGATTGATAACCACATAAATAACTAAAAAGTTGCAATAAAAATGGCCAAACAGACCCTCAATGTAGGTACTCTTGCGAATGATAATAGTGGAGACACTATTCGTAATGGCGGTATCAAAATTAATGATAACTTTAATGAGTTATATGGTGCCGTTGGCAATGGAGTGATCGCTCAGATCTCCGTCGCCAACGCGGCGTCTGGTGAATTTTTGCGATTTAATGGCACAACATTTGTGCCTGCAGAGATTACTGAATTGACAAGTAATCTAAATGTGAATGGAAGCAGTATTGTTTCTTCCGCAGGTGTGAATATTCCAATCACCGCTGGCACAGGTGCAAATGTAACGATTGGATATAATACGAATACTGCAACATTTGATGGTGCAAATAATTTAGTTGATTTTCCAACTAAAATCAAGTATGTAAACGAGTATACAACTCTTTCTGCTGCTCCTGCTGCGGCAGGTAATTTAGGTTATTATTACACTGTCAATGGTGATGATAGTCCTTATGTAAATATCAATATTACTGCAGGTGGTGTTGGAAATACAAAAGCAAAACTTCTCACAGAATATTCTAGTATTGGTCTTTTGGGTGATGTAGATACAACAACACCACCCACTGAAGGTCAAGTACTTAAATGGGATAATACTGCTCAGAAGTGGGAACCTGCTGATGACCAAGCGGGTATTTCATCTTTAAATATCTACTCTACATTTGATTCGGATAACGGATCTGCTACTGCAGATGCTCAAGCAGATACTTTAACAATTTCTGGTGGCACAGACATCGGCACAGCGATTGTCGGGGACACACTAACAATTAATTATACTGGCACGCCAATTACATCAATGGCGGCACTAACTGACACCGATTTTACTGGTGGTGTTGTACAAGGTGACTCTTTGTATTGGAATGGCACAGATTGGATTCCGACTAGAAGTCCTATTACTTGGTGGGAATTGAATGCAAATGGAGCTAGTGATTACACATTCTCTGGTCCTGGATTCCCCACAACTCAAAATGATCCAACACTTTATGTTTATCGTGGATTTACTTATGCCTTTGATAATTCTGTGCAGGGTGGTGGACATCCATTTAGAATTCAGAGCACACAAGGTTTGAGCGGCACACCATATACTGATGGTCAGTCTGGTAGCGGATCTAATGTTCTTTACTGGACTGTGCCCATGAATGCACCAAATACTCTCTACTATCAATGCACAATTCATGCATTGATGAATGGTACAATTAACGTCGTCAGCTAATTAAATGGCAAGAGAAATTCCTGGATCTGGCGCAGTCATCGAGCCAGTCTTTAATGAAGTATATGGCATCAAAGCAGTAACTGTTGTTGATGGTGGAGAAGGATATACATCTTCAGATCCACCTCGATTGACAATTACTGGTTGTGGCACCCCCGTAGAAGAGGCACTCCTATATCCAATTATTGACGATGATTCAGGAAGAATTATTCATGTTAGAGTTTTAGAATCGGGTAGTGGATATGATCCTTTAAGACTGTCTATTTTGCCTGCTCAGGATACTCCTGATGTTGTAGATTCTTTTGATGTAAATCGACTTTGGCAATCAACACCAAACTCACAAACAACAGGATCTTTCACTACCAATACTGATGGTGATCTGGTTGATAGACTTCGTATACGAAGTGATAATAGTCCCAAACCAGCGTTACTTGCTGGAATTAGAGAATTTGGAAATACGCTTCTAACAGATAATACTTACGATCATACGATCATCTATCGTGCAGGTAAAGATGTACCTGATCCCGATCAAAGAGCTTTTCAAAGTAACAAGACCATAGGTATCTTATCAAATGGAAGTTTACTTCATACTCCAGATTGGGGTGCTGTAGGTGGTGCTCCTGTTAACTTCAATATTGATACAGTAAAACATAAGTATATTAAGTCTCACAATGAGTTTGATGGCGTTGTAGATAATTCGGATTATTTTTATCATACCAATAAGGTAATTGGGCAGTTTGCTCAGAAGAATAGTGTTTTTGAAAATGGGTTTGTCAGACCATTTGTTTGGAGAGTAAAAACTGAGCACGATAACGTTGTTATTGATGTTGGATCAATTGATGAAAGTATTGCTCCATTTGAAGTTGGTAGACAAATTGATGTTATTACCAATGAGACTTATGCAAAAATCGCTAAGATTATAAGAGACAATAACGGCAATATTACAAGACTTTATCTAAGAGAGGTTAATGGCACATATGCAAATGGTGATGTTCTTTTAGGTAATACTGGATTTAAATGTACGATTACTGAAGATCCAGTTGTATTAACAAATGGTCTGTTTTATATTGAGTTTGGTGAGGAAGCAAGTGAGTTTGGTCCATTTTCACCAGGAGTATATTATCCAGCACCAGAAAATATTAGAGTTCAAAGAAATTATCTAATTATTTGGGATCAATCAGATCCATCTAACAGACCATCTGCCAATCATCCTCTTGGTCATCCAATGCAGTTTAGCACTACTGCAGATGGTGCATTAAATGGTGGTACATTGTATTATGACAGCACTGGAGCGAGTGGCGCTCCATCTGCAGATTATGAAAACGAATATCAAGCTCTATTCTTAATGAATGAGGATGAGACTGATCAAATATATTATTATTGTAAAAATCACAGATATATGTCTGGGTATGCGGGTAACGAAGGATATATGGTCCTTGATCCCACAACTGATACTGATCCACTACCAAATGACTATTACATTAAGTCTAATTTCTTAACTGGTGGTTTACCAGACTATTCTAGACATGGTGATGGTCATTCTAAGATTTTAGGTGTTTCTTTTGATGGATATCCAATCTACGGTCCTTTTGGATATACTACAGGTAGAACTGTAGGAAGAATGACATCTTCTTATCGTTTAAGGGTTGGAAATGAAATCACTGCAGGTCGTCCTCAGATAAACACCACAGGTGAAG